GCGGCGAGAATTGTAGTACGGTTTCAGTTGTGCCCTCGAGCGGCGTGAACGTCAATAGTACAATCCCCTGCGTGGTCATAGTACGGATGAGGCACTCGCCGTAGACGTCCATCGGGCATTCCTCGTCCAGCCAGATGACATGCTGCGCGGTGCCCTCGAACGATCCGCGTCCCTGCTCGTAGGACTTAAAGCCTAGCGTCGAGGTGCCGCCGCTGATGTGCTGCACCTTGGCTGTGTCGACCAAGTCCTCGACGCCGCGCTTCCACGTCACGCGCCCGATCAGGTTGCCCGGGACCATCCCGGTGCCGGCGAGCACCTTGCGCAGCCCCTCGTAGGCCACAGGGCCGAGCAGGGACGCCTGCACGATGTCGCGGGTGGTTTCGTTGCGTCGACCGCACGCCCACGCTCTGACGGGCATGCTGAACCGCTTGCCGGTCCACCAGTCGGGGTATATGCCGGTCAGATGACACGTAAGTTCGTAGCTGCCACAAGTCGTCTTACCAACACGGTTCGCAGCGAGGAAGCAGCGCTCGCGGTATTCCGCACCAGCTTGGAAGAACTCCAAGTGTTTGGGATAACGATCACGCGCGTAGATGAGCACGGTGCCGTCTACGGGATCGACCCGGTCGCGTTCAGGAAACAGGTCGAAGAATAGCCGCTGCTTGAGCTTGTTGATCAGGGTCGAGGTGAGCGCGGCATAGTGCTGCTGGGTGATCAGCGGCAGGCGCGCGATCTCTTCAGCCGGGATCAGGGTGACAGCTTCTGTCATGGCTAGTGTGGAGCAACATCGCGCCGGTATTCATCGGTGGGTTCGCCTGTGCAGAGCTTGGCCATGTGCCGCAACACGGCGGGAATATCCTCGCCCTCGACGTCGGTTCCGACCGCATAGCGATGGGCCTCACCACAATTCGGGCAAGTCCGACCGAGGATCAGGATGCCGCGCAGGCCCATGTCATCGAGCTTGGCCAGCACCTCCTCGAACTCCTTTGCGGTGGGTAGTTCACCTTCGATCATTTTGCCCTCCTGTTTCATGTGAAGTAGAGCACCAGCACGACGACGGTGACCGCCAGTGCGAACAGCAGCGCCGCCCATATGTCGCCGTCTCTCACGTCACCACCGCCAGCATGACGAGGATCGCGGCGACGAGGAGGATCGCCAGCACAACCTCTTGGCCCCGGGGCCTCTCCCTCATCAGTTGATGTCCCGGTCTTCGTGGTAGTCGATGAGGCCGGCGAAGTGGCCAGCCTTGGCCGATGCCCGTGTCACCCGCAAGCACTGCTCGCGGAAGTCAGGGTCTTGGAAGGCAGCGGCCATGCCGAGCAGGACGAGGAAGTCATCGGGCACCTCGCCACCATAGTCCGCCATCTTCGGGGTGCGGATGAAGGCCATGCCATCGCGCACGAACAGCGCCATGTCGGTCGGCTTCAGGACGAAGTCATCGACCTGCCCGACTGCGCTCTGAGCTTTGTCTAGTGCTGCACGCCCGGCTTTAATGCTCTTGCTTCGGCGTGGATCGCTGCTATCTCGAATCGGAGTTCCTCCTCGGTCATCTGTGCGTAATTGTGGGTTACGCTAACGACTGATCGCTCCGTCATCAAGCCATATAATTTCGCCTTGGCGACCGCCGCTGCCGTCATCTGGCCAGACGACTTGGCCTTGCGAGCGATCTTGATCGCCTCATCGAGGTGGTCGCAGATCATTTCGACCGTCACCTCGGCGCGGGCCGCCATCTTGCGCTGAAGCTCCGCGATCCGGGCAATGATCGGCTTCTCCTTCGACAGCCTCGAGGCAGCGCCGTCATCTGGCTTGTAGCCGGCGACCTTGTACGCCTCGAGTTGCGACAGGCCCTTGAAGCGAGCTTGGCAGAACGCTTCGTGTTTGGTGTTCGGTAGCTCAGGCATAGTACAACTCCAGACCACAGCCCCCTCGGCTAACAGCATGGGTTTGGAGGGCCAAGTGAGTAGCCGAGGGAGCCTTACCCCCTGACGAGGGTCACCCGGCAGTTCGCGACTTTCGGGTGGCATGCACGATAGTCAGATTCTCGATGACACGCTAGGCCCTGTCTCATCGACCTGCGGCGGCACCGGCTGCTCGTCGGCCTTCTCATCGACGTGCTCAGGGTTGTGGCGCACGGTCGTCTCAGGCGTCTCAGGAGCCGGGTTGGTCTGCTTCTTCGACGTCTCATCGACGGCCTTCGGATCGGGGATTCCGCTTGCCCTGACATTTCTTGAGCCTGTGCTGGTGGAGGTTTTAGCCGGCTGCGAGGATGTTTTTTGGCCTGCTTTGGCCTGTGGCTTTTTGGTCATGACCATTTCCTTTCGGTTGCTGTGAACGTGGAACAACGCCATCGCGCCTCATTCGTTCAGTGCGCCATATCCAAACGGCAGTGCTGTGCTCGAGGGCATCGCGGTCGGGATGTTGCCACGCATACTTGAACATGGCCATGCGCTGCTCTTCAGCTAGTTTTTCGCGATCCGGGTGAGCACGGCAATAAGCCCTCCATCGATCTCTCAAATCTGACATCGTTTTTCTCCGTGGTGCAGGGTGCAGTGTAGTGTAGGTTATTCCTATGTGTAGTGACATTCAGCGTGTGTGTGCGCCCGCGCATCGAGGGGGACGAAGTGTAATCTGCAGGGATATATGGAAACACCCAACATCACCATACACCATACACCAAATTGTGTAATGAAAACAACAAAACGCCAGTGTAGGATCGTCATGTCATGTCGCCTGTCCGTGGCTGCAGGCCGATGATGAAGACCGCGTGCTTAGTCCGCATCTTGCCAAAGCCTCGATTGACCAGATCGATGGAGAATGCCTTCTGCGATGGCATGGTGCCGCTCTCGCCCTTGTTGAAATCGAGGAACGCCTGATAGAGCGCGCTGGCCTGCACCTTGGCCTGCGGATCGAGTTCGCAGCCCTCCTTGATCCATTCGCCGATCAAATCCTGCCCGGTGAAATAGTCGTCGCTGGCCTCCTTAATGACCGCCACCTCGCCCAGCCCGTTCTGATGCCACTCGACCGCGCCGTCGATCATCCACTGCAGGATCATCGGACCCTCATCGTGCAGCAGCCGCTCCTTCAGCTTGATGTCAGGCTCTGTCGGCTTGAACAGGAACGGCACCATCAGGAATCGCCGCTTGATCGCGTCATCCACCTTGTTCAGCTTGGGAGCGTCGTTGGCCGACATCGTCAGGCTGAGCACCGGCATGAAGGTGAAATTGTCCTGCCGCATGAAGCGCGCCGTGATCTCGTCGCCGCCGGTCAGCGCCTTGAGCCGCTCCTGATCCCACGACACGCCGCTCTTCGTCTCCTGCGAGGTCACCATGCGTGCCCCGCGCAGCATGGCTAAGTCCGTGGAATGTCTTTCATATTGGCTCTCGATGAAAATGTGCATGGGAGCCGTGATCGCATAGTCCTTGAGCAGCTTGGTCACCGTGGTCAGCAGCGTGCCCTTGCCGTTGCCACCCGCGCCGTGCATGAAGACCAGCTTCTCCTCGCGTGTGTGGCCGGTCAGCGAGTAGCCAAGCCAGCGCTGCAGGAATCCGATCATGTCCTGATTGCCGCCGGTCACCTCATCCATGAACTCGAGCCATTGCTTAGGCTCGCCCTTGGCCGGCGTGACCAGCGTCAGCTTGGTGATCATCTGATCCGGCGCTGCCGGTCGCATCACCCCGGTCCTGAGATCGACGGTGCCACCCGGCGTGCCCAGCAGGTCAGGGTCGATGTCCCATTTTGCTGCGGTGGTCGAGGCCCGGGGATCGCTGCGGGCGAACGTCTCGACGCCCCGGGCGAACCCGGCCCGCCTGAACCGCTCTTTCTTGGTCTTGGCCTGATCGGCTGAGCCGGCAGCGGCGATCTGGCGGATGGTTTCGAAGGCCAGCCTCGTCTCATCCTTGGCCCAGTGCGTGCCCACCCAGCGATACCAAACACCCTGATCCTGATCGAATTTGATCTCGCCCTGTCCCTGCTCGATGAAGGCGTCGGCGATGTCGTGCTCTGTCAATTCCGCGCCGAGCGCCGCAAGCTCTGGCGCTATCGGATCACCCGGTGCCGGCTTCTTCTTCTTCGCCTTGCCCGGCTTGGGATGGAAGGTGTCGTACTGCTCGCGCTCTAATCGGCGGGCGAAGGCATCGGCTGATTCGCGTGGCTTGGTGGCCTCTGGCGTCTTCAGCCACTCGGCCTCATGCTTGTCTTCCAGATCGGCGAAATAGTCCCGGGTTTCCTGACTTTCCGCCCACGGATCGGTGGAAGACTTTTGGTGATCGCCGTTGACGCGCTTTTGTCGGACCTCGGCCAGCAGCCGCTCGATCTCCTCATCGGAGACTTCTACCGGGGGTTTGCTCATAGCAACCGCCCCCTGTTGATTGTGCTATCAAATCCGCTATTGTCATTGGACATCGCTGCGTCTCCTGATTGCGGTTGGTGACATTGTTCTGATCCTTTCCGGGTTCTGACAGTGGGCTTCGTGGGGAAGCAAAAACGATGAGGCCCGGGCACGCACCCGGGCTTCATTGTTATCCGGCTCAGGTGTGAATGCTAGTCCTGATCGCGCCCCACGATCTCAGGATCGCCATCGCATCCTCGACGTTGTCCGCCCACGCGGAGACACCGCCGAGATTGATCACCTCGGTCATCCATTCGATCTGCGCCTCGGTCGGCTTCTCCTTGCCGCGCTTTAGCTCCAGCGTGTGAAGCTGCGCGAACGGCTTCCTGATCAGGACGATGTCAGAGACACCCGGCTTGACGCCCATGCGCTTCAGTCGGCCAGCCGTGGCCTTGTTCCTCAACTCACCATTGGCGGGATGAAACCATGACCAGCCCGGCGCGATGCCGTGGCGCAGATAGTCTGCAACCGTGCAGTGTATCTGGAACTCGCTTGGACCCTTCGGCTTGACGCCCTTCTGCCGCTTGGTCTTGAAAATATCTAGCTGCCGCTCTTCCATGCCGACTCCTCACAACCGCTTTTTATAGTACGATGTCGCGGTGGGTTACAATGGGGGGCGAGCCGAGCTATCTTTTACGCGCCAACTCGCCACAGGAGCACCTCACATGGCCATGATGCCCGCACCCAAGCCGCTTGCCGCCTCGCTGACCGCCCAGCCCCGCAAACTGCCCACCAACGCCAGCCCACGCGCCGTCGCCGCGCTGGCCAATGTCGGGCGCACGGCACCGGTCAAGCCGCCGGTCGATCCCAGCATCGGGGTGTCGAAGCCGGTCAATCCTGCCGGCAACGCAGCCATGCGCGCCGCCGCCGCAGCCACTGCCGGTGCCAAGCCGGTCGGCCCACGCATGATGGCACCCGGTCGACCGCGCGGACTGGGCACAGCATTGCGCTCTTGACCTTGGCCGTAATCCCGGGTTACAGATCGGGGATAGATCAGGAATGCCGCTGCCCGGGTGTTCGTACCACCTGCTACGAGGGCGGCTAAAGCCCGGTGCCGCGCCAGCCTATTTCCTCCCGGTTTTCAGGCCGGGGATGGAAAGGCTTCCACCGGGATACAGCATTGCGGGGCAGCACGGAGAGACGGCACCTTTTTGGAGTAACCGCGTGATCGAAATCGTCAGGCAGGCAGCAAATAGAGTCGGCGGGATCGTGGAGCTTGGCCGCAAGCTGGGCATCAACCACACCACCTTCTACCAGTGGACGCAGGTGCCGGTCGGCAGGGTGCTCGAGATCGAGAAGATCACCGGCATCGCCCGCTCCAAAATCCGCCCCGACATTTACCCCCCGCGCAAGAGAAAGACATGACGACCATCGCCGTCCAACTGGTCGCCAGCGCCGGCCTGCTGGTCATCTTCGCCCGCAGCGGCAACCTCTTCGACCTCTGGCTTTCCGGCATCATCTTCGGTGTCTCTCTGGTCACCACCATCCTGCACATCGCCAAAGCATAAACCTCCCCCCACAGGAGCCAACGACATGGGACTTTTCGATTTCAAGGCCAAGCATCAGCAGCTTGAGGCGCAGGTCGCCGACGCCATCGAGCAGACGACACCAACCAAGCCGCCACAGCCCGAGCCGAAGGTGACGACACCCGACATGGACTTGCTTCAGTCGAACGCCGCCAACGTCGACAAAATCCTGCGCCGGCTGCGCTCCGACAGCGATACGCTGGAGGCGGTGATCGCCGCCAAGAGCGAGCAGCTACGCCAGACCAAGGTCAGCATCGAGGCGTTCGCGATGGCCTACAAGCGGCTGACACAGGTGCCATGAGCGACGACTATCGCACTGTCACCTGTATCCTGCGGCAGGTGCGCGACAACTCGATCATGGTCGAGACGCCGACGCGCCCGGGCTGGAAGAGCATCCCGCGCACGCTGCTGCACTATACCGACGACCGGCTGGTCGAGGTGGCCGAGGTGGGCAAGGACATCACCATCCGCGTCCGCGAGTGGAAGGCGGAAGAACTGGGGCTGGCCGGGTGAGCGACTGGTTCTTCGATCCGCTGACGCCGATGTCCTATGACGTCATCGTCATCGACCCGCCTTGGTACTTCATGAACTGGTCGGAGAAGGGCGAGTGGAAATCGGCGAGCAAGCACTACCAGACGATGGCGCACGACCGCATCAATGCGATGCCGGTCGGCCAGCTTGCGCAGCGCGATTGCGTGATGCTCCTGTGGTCAACCGGGGCGATGATGCCGCAGGCGCTGGCCGCTATGTCTGCGTGGGGGTTCACCTACAAGACGCAGATGATCTGGCGCAAGGTGACCAAGAACGGCAAGGTGAGGATGGGCACCGGATACTGGGCGCGGACAATGCACGAACCGATCCTGATCGGCACCATCGGCAAGCCGAGCAAGGTCAGGGCGTTTCCAAGCCTGTTCGACGGCATCGCCCGCGAGCACAGCCGCAAGCCGGAAGAGTTTTATGAGATCGTCAACCGCTGCACGCCGAGCCTCAGACGGGCCGACGTGTTCGCCCGCCAGCCGAGGCCGGGCTGGAACGGATTCGGCGATGAGCAAGAGAAGTGGAGCGCGTGATGTTTCTGGTAGCCTACCAACGAACGATGGCCGGCGCGAAGATGAGGCTGGGACCGCCAGCGCCAAAGGTCCGCACCGTCGAAGACATCCGCGAGGAGCGACGACTGGCCACGCTGGAGCGAAACCGGCGGGAAGCTATGGAGCTATTGGGGGATCGCGAGGCCAAGGCCAAGGCGCTCGCCCACGCCCGCAGCGAGGCCAGCCGCCGCTACCGCGACAGCATGAACCGCACGCCAGCCGCCGACATCATCGGCATGGTGGCAGCGTGGCACGACATTCCGATTGAAAAGCTGATCAGCCCGAGCCGGTCAATCCCGGTCTGCGCTGCGCGGATCGACGCGATGGTTGCCGTTTATGTCAACTGCAGGATCGCCGGCAGGCCGCTGACGCTGACCGACATGGGCCGCATCTTCAAGCGGGATCACTCGACTGTCCACTGGTCGCTGCAGAAAGCTGGCCTTCGAGTTTAGCCACAGTCGCCAGATGGCCAGCGACGGCTTCGTCCCAAGTCGAATAGCGGACTTCGTCGTCCCAGCCATAGTCGCTCCTGACCATCGTTTCGAACAGCAGCGGCGGCCCCTTGGCCCAAAAATTCATGTCGATGCCGAGAAACACGGTCGACACGATGATGCCGGGCCGTATCTCGGTGTAGGCAACGCGGCGGTTCTTCTCGCCATCCTGAAACCACAGCGCCCACGTCATCAGGTCGACGGGCACCGGCATATGCCCGTCGAGTATGTACTTGTCATCCATTGGCCTGCGACCGCTTCATCGAACGCTTCAGCGTATCGTTGACGTTCTTCAGCCAGCCGGGGCCGAAAGATCGGAAGTGATCGACCACCTCCTGCTCGAGCCGTAGCGTCAGCAGCGCCTTGCGGGACGGTGGCCGGCCCAGCTTCTTCTTCTCCGACGTCTCGACTTTTGCGTCCATGTGTTACGCTCCTTCACTTTTGTAGTACAAAGGCTATTGACATTCCTTGCCTGCGGCCAGATATAGGAGGTGTACCACGAAAGTCAAGGAGAAACAGGATGACCCACACCACCCGCGAAGCCCTCGAGGCAACCCGGGACGGATGGGCCGCGATAGGCGCACCGGCCATCGGTGAGCGCTTCGTGCTCCGCAACGGACAGACCTTCACCGGGGCCAAGCGCCCGAGGGGTGTCAGGCGCGGAACGCCCAACAACTGCTTCCAGAACACCACCCATCAGGTCACCGACAACCCGGAACTCCGCTATGTCGAGGGCTACACCACCCACAAGCACCTGCCCTTCCCGATCCTGCACGCATGGGCCATCGACGCCGACGACAGGGTGATCGACGTCACGCTGAAGACGCCGGAAGAGCATGAGTACATGGGTGTGGTGGTCGCCCGGCATCAACTCTGGAGGGAACTCCACCGCACCAAGGTCTACGGCCTCTTCGACCACGGACTCGGCATGAACGTCCACTGGATGTTCCGCCGCGACCCGGGCCTGAAGGACGAGATCGAGCCGGTGCTGGCCATCCGGGGCCACCGGGTCCGCGACTTAATCGAAAGGAGAAAGGCATGACCAAGCTCTACGCCAACCACGCCGGCTGGACCGACGTCGAACCCCATGAGGTGGTCGAGGTCCGCACCCCGGGCAAGATGATCATCCGCCGCATGGACGCCAAGCTCGACCCGACATGGAAGCGCGACTTCCATCCGGGCGGCTTCTTCGGCCACACCGCCAACGACCGCACCCAGCGCTGGTTCATCACGGCCAACCCCGACTACCCGACCTTCGCGATCCGCAAGCACAAGAACGGCAAGTGGTTCGACAAGCACGGCGGTCGCTACAACATCGCCGACGAACCCTACAAGTTCCACGACCACAACTTCTAAGGAGGAAAGCGTGTTCCAACTGAAGAGCGCCCGGGGTGACACCACCCAGCACTACGCCAACCTGAACGACTACACGCGCAACGGCTACCCGGCTGCGCAGATGGTCGGCAAGTTCTGGCAGATCGATGAGAAAATCTACGACCACGCCCTCGAGGAACTGCCGCCGGAATACTGCGCCGGCGGATTCCGCTGCATCGAGCGGCTGACCGGCGACATCGCCGCCACCTACTTCAAGCTGGGCGGCGGCTACTGGTGCGCCATGACCGACCTCGACGTCACCCACCCGGCCAAGATGGTCAAGGCCATCGTGCGCCACCTGATGAAGGAGCACGCCAGATGATTAGTGCAGAGGTTGCCCGTCTCGTCAGGGAACTACAGCCGCTGATCACCAAGGAGCAGCCAGAAGTCCTGCGCCGGGCGCTGTGCGACATTCTCGGCGTCATGATCGGGCATGTGATGGGCAAGCTGGAGGGCGCGGAGCGGGACAAAATGGTGGAGGAGTCGCTGAAGATGATCAGCAGCGACATCGTAGACAGCTACTGGGAGTTCACCGAATGGGAGAAGAGCAAATGACTGTCACCATCGACTGGCTGCTCGAGGAGATCGAGCGAGGCACCGATCCCGACATCATCGACACCCACTGCTTCCCGACGCTGGCCGAGGCCCGCGCCTTCGCCATGACGTGCGAACTGCCGACCCGGCTGGGACTGGTCCGCGACCGGGGCAACGACCTCGAGGGCCTGCTCGACCGACAGTGGGCCTACGTCGAAGACGGCAAGCTGCCCGAGTATTTCGACGGCGGCATTCTGGTGCCGGCCAAGTTTCACAAGGAGCTAGAGCAATGAGCAAGCACACCTTCAAGGCCATGACGCAGGTCTGGGACGCGGCGGTCGACAACTGGGTCATGATCCCGGTCGACATCACGGTCGACGTCGAGGCGGTTGCCCGCAAGCTGGCCGGCAGGGCATTCCGCAGCAAGGCCGGCAGGGCCACCGCCATGCACAGCGCCATCGTCGCAAAAATAATTCCAAAAACGTAGTACAGCCCCTTGCATTTCGTAGTACAGGCCATTACATGAGGGGTGAGGAAAGGAGACGCCCCCATGAAATTCACCAAGTGGCTCGACACCTTCATCGAAGAGAAGGGGATCGACCGGACCGAGGTCTTCGAAGTCGAGGGTGCCACCTACGGCACCAACTACATCCCGCTGGGAGTGGTGGTCGAGCACATCAAGATCGCTCCCCCCGCCGAGCAGGAAGCCATCAAGCGGACCATCGTCAAGATCGACTTCCTCAACCAGAACCCGGTGCCCTTCTTCCGGCACCTCGCCCACGCCATCGCCCGATAGGAGGCTCCCCATGACCACCTTCCAGCTAGTCACCCAGAACGCCCGCAAGGCCGAGGTCTTCACCACCACCGACCCGGTCGCCGAGTTCGCGGCGCGCGGCTTCACCTTCACCGGCCCGGAAACCCACGGCGGTCGCCGCGAGGAACTGCGCCGCCAGCCCAAGTTCGAGGGCCTCGCCGGCCCGATGTGGGGCGGCACCACCGCCGAGGGTGACGCGATCATCCGCTACGAGGACTGGGCAACCTACAACCTGCTCTGCACCTGAAAGGAGAGCCGACATGGCCGAGTACATGGGACACGAAAGCAAGAACGCTTGGAACGTGGCGCTCTGGATCGGGAACGACGAGTTCCTCTACCGCGCCGCAGTCGAGGCGCTGAAGAGCACCCACACGGTGCGCAAGGCGACCAACGTCTTCTTCGGCCTCACCGGGCTGCGCGACGACAAGACGCCTGACGGCTTCAAGTTCACCGCCCGCAGCGTCGGGCTGGCCCTGATGGGCCTCGAGATCGAGCAGCCGAAGAGGAGATACTGACATGGCCAACATCTTCCGCGCCGACGTCGCCGCCGGCTTCCCCTACCCCGGGGTCAAGACGGTGCCGCGCAAGACCGGCATCAAGATCGTCCACAACAAGCTGCTGGGCGGCTGGTTTGTGGTGCGCGGCCCGCATCAGGCACCGCTCAATGGCCGCTTCGACACCAAGGCCGAGGCAGTCGCTTGGCTGAACAGGAGAAAGTAAATGGCACGCTTCAGACGATACCTCGACCACGACGGCGGCATCGCCACCATGATCAACCTCGACGCAGTGCTGATCGCCAAGTTCCGCACGCAGGACATCACGACTGTGATCCTGCAGGGCGGGATCGAGATAACCCTCCGCGTCACCCTCGACGCCTTCCTCAAGCACCTCAGAGGAGATCAGACATGACCTACTACCTGCGCCGCTACGTCGGCCCTCACCC